GATGTAAATGTAAAATACTTACATGCAGTTCATTTTATGGCATGGAAAAAAGGTCTTAAAACTTTATACTATTGTAGAAGTGAGAAGTTAGCTAAAGCAGATAAGGTAGCTAAAAAAATTGAAAGAGAGGTAATACAAGAAATAGATTTAAAACAATTGGCAACTGAAGAAGTTTGCTTGGCGTGTGAGGGTTAAATGTTAGAAACAATATGTGACACAATGGTTGAAGCTTATCGCCGAAATTGGATTACAAGTCGTGATGGCAATGTAAGCATACGACACCATGACCGTGACCATTTTTATATCACACCAAGCGGTGTGCGTAAACAAACACTACAACCAGACCAATTTAAAAAAATTAAAATTATTAAAGGATATTTTAGTCAGCCACCAACATTACAGTTTTCATGGAGTGAAGTTGAATACACAGACATCTCAGCAAAATTAAAACCAAGTGGTGAAATTCCATTACACTTTGGATTACAAAAACAAATGGGACAACATAGTGATGATGTTCGTGTAGTAATGCATTTTCATCCTACATATTGTGTTGCAGCAATGCACGCTGGTATTGATTTATCAACCATCGTAGAAGGTTTTCCTGAATTAAGTCGTTATACAAAAGTTGCTAGGAATGTACCCGACGTACCACCTATAAGTCAAGAGCTTGCTGATTATTGCCATGCACACCTTGAATTAGATAAAAAAGGTAATATAAAATATGATATTGTTGGAATTAAAGGCCATGGTGTGGTCTCAATTGATAGATCACCGTGGAGAGCGTTTGAACACATAGAAAGATTAGAACATATTTGCCAAATAGTATTGGCAGCAAAAAAAGGATAAAAAATGGTAAAGAAAAAGTATGATTTAACAGAAGACAGAACACATTTTAAACCGTTTTCGTATCCATGGGCATATGAAGCATGGTTAAAACACGAACAGGCACACTGGTTGCACTCAGAAGTTCCTATGCTAGAAGATGTGAAAGATTGGAAAAATAAATTAAACAAGGAAGAAAAACAATTTCTTACACATATCTTCCGATTCTTTACTCAAGGCGATATAGACGTTGCTGGTGGCTATGTAAAAAATTATTTACCATATTTTCCACAGCCAGAGGTTCGTATGATGCTTCTTGGCTTTGCTGCAAGAGAAGCACTTCACGTTGCTGCTTATTCTCATTTAATTGAAACACTGGGTTTGCCAGAAACAATGTACAATCAATTTATGGAATATGATGCGATGAGACAAAAGCACGACTATGTGTTAGACATCTCTGGTAAAAACACAACAAAAGAAAATACAGCCACACACATTGCCGTATTTTCTGCGTTTACTGAAGGTATGCAATTGTTTAGCTCATTTATTATGTTACTTAATTTTCCACGCCATGGCAAAATGAAAGGTATGGGACAAATTGTCACCTGGTCGATAGTGGATGAAACCATGCACACCGAATCTATGATTAAACTATTTAAAACTTATATCAGTGAAAATCCAGAAATATGGAACGATACGCTTAAAGCTCAAATCTATACAATAGCAACAAGAATGGTAGAATTAGAAGAAAAATTTATTGATCTAGCGTTTGAGATGGGAGCAATGGAAGATCTAACAGCAGAGGATGTAAAACAATACATTAGGTACATAGCTGATCGTAGATTAATTTCAATGGGTATGAAAGGTATTTTTAAAGCTAAGAAAAATCCGTTACCTTGGGTAGAAGAAATGATTAATGCACCAACTCATACAAACTTTTTTGAGAATCGGGCTACAGATTACGCTAAAGGTGCATTATCTGGTAATTGGGAAGATGTTTGGGGTAAAGCAGCTTAATGGAGTAAAAATGCAGAACAAAAAGATTGGTTAGTTCAACAAATGAGCCTCGATTTCACTAAGGAGTTTGTTAGTTAAGGACTACATATTAGGTAGGATGTAATATGAAGATAGTTCCAGTTAATAACATAATAATTATTCAAGACTTACTTGATACAAAAGCTAGAAAAGAAAAAGAGTTGTTTTTTTACAGTGAGGAGCTTAAAAAGCTACAAGAAAAAATGAAATGGCTTAGGGCTGAAATAAAACTTACAGAAGAAATTATTATTATGATCGAGCATGAAAAAATTATCAACATTAAAGATATGATTAAAAAAGGAGAAGAATGAATACTACTTTGACAGCCACAGAGGCACTTAATACAGCAGTAGCAGGAGTATTAGGACGTATGATGATAGGCGTATTTGCAACAATGGTCGCAGCCGGACTTTTATCAGCTTCAGGACTTGTGCCGGTTCTGTTCTCGGGCGTGGTGGGTTGGATTATAGTTTTTTTACCATTAGTAATGAGTCTAGGGTTAATGTGGAAAGGTGAAAGTTTATCAACAGAAGGAATTAAACTTTGGTACTTTGCGTTTGCAGCAGCAATGGGATTAAGTTTAAGTCTACTATTTTATATTTTTACTTCTGCTTCCATAGTAATGGCTTTGCTTGGAACTACGGTTAGTTTTGGTGCTCTAGCTGCTTGGGGTTACTTTACTAAACGTGATATTTCAGGCTGGGGTTCTTTTTTATTTGCGGGGGTAATTGGATTAATTGCTGCTGGACTTTTAAACATTTGGTTAGAATCTTCTGCTCTACAAATGACGCTAAACGTGCTTACAATCGTCATATTCCTTGGTTTAACAGCCTATGACATGAATCGCATTCGGGATATGTTTTGGTCGGCTTCTAGCGCCGAAATTGAAAGGATGCAGTGGTTCGGAGCACTTTCTCTTTACATTAATTTTATTAATATTTTTGTAAGTATACTTCAATTGTTCGGTAATAAAGAATAATGGCTTACTCAGACAAAGTTATCGATCATTACGAGAACCCTCGCAATGTAGGTTCTTTTAATAAAAATGATTCTGATGTTGGTACTGGCATGGTTGGAGCACCTGCTTGTGGTGATGTAATGAAGTTACAAATAAAAGTAAATGAAGATGGAATTATTACTGACGCACGATTTAAAACATATGGGTGTGGTTCGGCGATAGCGTCTAGTTCATTGGTCACGGAGTGGGTCAAGGGTAAGACGCTTAAAGAAGCAGGAGAGATTAAAAATACTGATATCGCCAACTCGTTATCGCTTCCGCCCGTTAAGATACACTGCTCCATATTGGCAGAGGATGCGATTAAGGCTGCTATAGCTGATTATAAGGATAAGTATGTTAAATATAACTCAGAGTGCGCATGCACAAATTAATTCTATCCTTTCTGATGATAATTCAAAATATGTAAGGGCTTTTGTGAAAGGAGGTGGTTGTAGTGGATTTCAGTATGGTTTTACACTTGAAGATGATAAAAATGAAGATGATTTTGTAATTGAAAACTTGTTAGTCGATTCCATGAGCATGCAGTATTTTGATGGTGCTACTATTGATTATAAAACAGATAAGCTTCAAGGCTCTTCTTTTGTAATTTCTAATCCAAACGCAAAAACTACTTGTGGTTGTGGTTCTTCTTTTGCTACCTAGATTCAAGATACAAATGAATAAAACATGCTTGAGATTATCTATCTTTTAGTGTCTACCCACATTACTATAGTGTGTGTAACACTTTATTTACATAGAGGACAGGCACACAGAGGATTTTTATTTCATCCTCTTATAGAGCATTTTATGAGGTTTTGGCTATGGTTTACAACCGGTATGGTAACAAAGGAGTGGGTAGCTGTTCACAGAAAACATCATAGGTTTTGTGAACAGCCTGGAGACCCTCACTCACCTCATATTCACGGAATTTGGAAAGTACTTTTTTCGGGAGCTTTTTTATATGCAGATGCCACCAATGATAAAAAGATGGTTCAGTCTTATGGTATTGGTACTCCAGATGATTGGATCGAAAGAAATATATACACAAAATACTCGCTACTAGGAGTAATGATTTTACTCATTATTAATACTTTATTATTTCATGGGTGGGGTATAGTTATTTGGTTAATACAAATGGCCTGGATTCCATTTTGGGCTGCTGGGGTAGTAAATGGTGTAGGTCATTTTGTGGGATATAGAAATCATTCTACAAAAGATAAGTCTAAAAATATTATACCTTTTGGGTTTATAATTGGTGGTGAAGAACTTCACAACAATCACCATCAATCTCCAGGTTCTCCAAAACTTAGCAATAAGTGGTGGGAATTTGATGCTGGATGGATGTGGTATAAATTCTTTAATAAATTTGGATTGATAAAACTTAATAATGAAACAAAAATTTATTGATGCTCATATGAAAGTAGCTGAAGTATATGCTCAGCTATCTCACGCAGTAAGATTAAAAGTAGGTGCTATTGTTGTAAAAGATAATAGAGTAATAAGTATCGGCTATAATGGAACTCCTGCTGGTTGGGATAATTGCTGTGAGGAGTATGAGTTTATAATGGAAGGGCCAGATACAGATTATCAAACAATGGTTGACGGGGGTTATACTTTTGGTGCTGATAGGGATACTGTAGGTTATGTTAAGTCAACTACAAAGCCAGAAGTTATTCACGCTGAGTCCAACGCTATAGCTAAATTAGCCAAGAATCACGAATCGGGTGATCAGGCAACAATGTTTATTACACACGCTCCCTGTATCGAATGTGCTAAGTTAATTTTTACGGCAGGTATTAAATCTGTTTTTTATAGAAACACTTATAGAGATAAAAGTGGTATAGAGTTTCTTAAAAAATGTAACGTAGAGGTAAACCAAGTATAATGCAAAAACAGTTTACATGCGCAAGTTGTGATGGTGAATTTAAAATTAAACACTCAATGGACGATTCATATTATGAAGTTAACTTCTGTCCTTTCTGTGGAGCTGAGATAGAAGAAGAAGAAGACGATGACGAAGATGAGTACGACGAATGAAGAATGTTTTTGGACGTTCGCTGGAAATGAAGTAAAAGAAATTCCTGAGGGAGCTTATGGTTTTGTTTATATCATAACAAACCTTATCAACGGTAAAAGATACATAGGAAAAAAGTTCTTTTACACATCAAAAAGAAAACAAGTTAATAAAGTTCGTAAGCGCTATAAGGTAGAAAGCGATTGGAGAGAGTATTGGAGCTCTTCGGACGAACTTAAGGCTGATATAGAAAAATTAGGAAAAGAAAACTTTTATAGAGAAATCATACATTTCTGTGACTCTAAAGGTGTTACTAATTATTTAGAGGCTAAAGAACAATTTCAAAGAGCTGTTTTAGAAAATAAGGAACAGTGGTATAATACTTGGATTATGGTCAGGGTCAGTAGAAGCCACTTAAACAAACTTTAATGTTTTTTGTTTTTCTTTTATCCTTTTCTGCAATACTGCTTTCAGCAGTAGCTGCCTACTATTCTATAGTGGGTTTAGTTGCTATCTTTCCTACAGCTGCCTGGCCAATTATAATAATGGGTATCAGTTTAGAATTTTCTAAACTTGTTTGTGCTTCTTGGCTTTATAGAAACTGGAAAACCTCTGCTCTGTCTATGAAGTATTATTTTATGACAGCAGTTGTTATCCTATCGTTCATAACCTCAATGGGAATCTTTGGTTTCTTATCGAAAGCTCATTTAGATCAAACTACTATTGGTTCAGATTCTTCTATTGAA